ATATTTATTGCAACTTGATCCAGATTCAAAAACGTTGGTGGTCACCGGCTATAGTGATCGGGAGGGAGAGGAGGCTTCAAAAAAATATGCGGAAGTTGAGCAAATGGTAAAGGATAGGCCAGGAACAGATGCCGTATTGGTTTCTGTTGAATCCGTCGGGGCTCTGGCTAAGGCGTATCCAAATTATTTTGCTGATACACGTCTGTTTGTTGAGCTTATGAAGCAAGCTTTGGCCGGACGTTCGAGAAGTATTCGTGTCCCAGAGTTGAAGTTAGGTTGAATTTATATCTTAATTTTGTCTGAACTGATATGACCGAGCTTGGAGAATGCTATTTGACGAGTATTCAGCAAAAACGCTTTCTCTTGAACATCAATAATGTACGAACTGCGGTCATTCAAATAACTGATTTTAGAAATCCCCGAAGGGAAATTTCTCAGCAATTTTATCCATTTTCTTCCATCAACTTTGCATCCAATTGGAAAATATAGAATGGCCAATCTCAAAGTTTTCGTCTCCTCTACATGCTTCGATATGCATGCCACTCGTGCCCAGCTTCGAAGTATGCTTATCGGAATTGGTTATGAACCAGTAATGAGTGATCAGGCTGATGTCATCTATGATCCTCGAATCCATACGCATACAAGCTGTTTGCGTGAAGTTGCAAATTGCGACATAGTTGTGCTGGTAATCGGTTCCCGTTTCGGAGGGGCAACTATTCCAAAGGCGCTCGAACTAATCGACATGGATCGACTTAGCGATCTAAGTCGGTCGGATCGTTTCGGCGAGGACAAAACGAAAATTTCGATAACGCAAGCAGAGGTTTTGCAGGCAATTCAAACCGGACTGCCAGTTTTCGCGTTTGTCGACGCTGGGGTAATGCGAGATCATCTTACATATGAAAAAAATAAAAATAAATCTATCATCAATCAAATAGAGTTTTCATCTATCGACAAAAGCGACACTGCTCCATACATATTCGAATTCATCAATTTCCTAAGATTGAGAAACGAGAACAATAGTATTTTCGAGTTTTCGCGCTTCGAAGATATTGAGGCTCAAATCAAGAAGCAGTGGGCCGGTTTATTCCAACGATTACTACATGAGCAACGCACTAAGGCGCTCGAGGGGCGGCGCATCGACAACCTTAGCAGCCAAATCGCGGATCTTAAGGCGGCGGTTCTAGGCTCGATATCCAGTGCAGAGTTGAAGGAGACCGCGAAGGGGGCAATACGTTTCCGGCTTATGATTGATTTTTTGTTCAGCTTGGCATCGGAGTATCAGCCTGCAGATGCGACCTCGCTCCTCCACTCTGATCTTCCTTGGAAGGATTTACTTAAGTCATTGGGGATTATTGATATCCGATCCGACAGTTCCAGGGGGCGACTGGGGCCGATGGGAATGGTTTTGTTGCAGGAGGACGGAACTTACTGCCGCGTACGACTATCGTTGCGTATCATGCCCCGTCTAGGGCAAGAGTGGGAATATTTCCAAAAACTGGGCGCGGAAGCGAAAGATGCAATTCTGAATGCTGTTCTAGATAGTCGGGAAGGCAGGCCAATTCTTTTGGTTCGACATTACAACGAGCAGTTCATCGAAGATCGTGCGTTACTTCCGGACGATGAGGTAGATGCCGAGGTTGCAAATGTCCGAGAGTACTTAGGTGCATCTAATCGGATCTTATTGACGCAAGATAAGTTCGTCGAAGAGTCCATTAAAAACTATCTTGTCGCAAATCCTTCTTTTCACAATATGAAGTTCTTGGTGGATGTGAAAGACGGAAAAATTAATCTTGCGCAATTACCTGAATCTCTGTCTGGGCAGGGGCAAACCTTCAGTTATGAGTATACAGGACCTGAAGACGGTAAATTGTCAGGTGAACTTGAAAGGCTTAAATCGCAAATTCAGCGTGATCTTCAAAATTCAAATAAAGCCAATGAGAAGCTAGCCGTCGATTCCACCGAATAGCCGACCAGTTCAGATGTTTTCTCTCTGGAGCAAAACTACCTTCCCAATAATTATGCAGGTGCCACTGCTACATTCTTGACGATTGTATCGACGTTGATCAGGGTTGTCTGACGATAAAAACCAACGGCCAAAATCACGTGCCATGCGCTTAATAACACCTTCGCCTTCGTAATTGACAGCGAAGGTCTCACCGTTCTTTGGCGTTACGTCAGCGGTGTTAATGACCACGGTGTCGCCATCGGACATGGTGGGTTCCATGCTATCACCTTTGACGTCGATTGCGATTAACTTGTCGGGAGAGTAGCCCTTTTTGATGAGCCACTCACGGCGAAAACTTATGGGGCGGCCAAAATCTTCGGCCAACTCAGCGGTGAAACCGGTTATCCCAGCAGATAATTTCAACTTTACTTTCCTAACTTCAACGTGATCCTGGTTCTCGGGATCGAACGCAACGACATTTTTGTAGCTTCTTGGTAATGCCTGAGCTACCGTTTCGCCAAATTTTAAAGACGCAGGGGATATCCCTAAAAATTGTGCGGCCAATTCAAGATTCTTTCCCCTTGGCTCAGATTCACCTGCAATCCATTTTTGTACTGCTTGAGGACTAACGCCGACGTACCTAGCCATTTCGGACTGATTCCCGCCGTTCTTCTTCTCAAGCGCGTCTGCAATTCTATTGGCCATTTTGTTCATTCCGCGAGATTACAAGCAAACGTTGTAACGCGCACTGCAAATATAAGTTGTAAAAGCTCAGTCGTTTCTGTAACCTATGGTTGTAGAAATTTATAGGCGAAATTATGGAAATTGGGATCAATAAAGCCGTCCGAGTGGCCGGTAGTCAAACTGCTTTAGGAAAATTAATTGGGGTGAGTCCTCAGGCTGTTCAGAAATGGGTCGGGCAGGGAGTTGCGCCCGCTCGCCGCTGCCGAGAAATCGAAGAAAAGCTATTCGGAGCAGTAACTCGATACGAGTTGAACAAAGAAGCCTTTGGACAGCCAGAAAATATTCCGCGAGAAGTCTCCCGTTTCGCTGATGAATAAATAGTACAAAACCTACAAAGCAATGAAAACCACCACCAAGAAGGAAAGTAGGGATGAATTTACGTCAATCGTATCTAGGCATGATCAGGGCGGTTTCAGGCGGATGGGACGCAATGTGCGCCACTCTCGGGTATTCGCGAGATGCGCTGGAAAACCGTGTATACGAAAAGAAGGGACAGTCGCTATGGGTTGAGACTGCATTGCAGATGCAGTCATTGTCGGGAACGACACTGTTCGCTGAGGCCGTAGCGACTGCAAGCGGTGGTGTGTTTGTGATGCTGCCGGCGTCGAGTGAAATTGACAATGAAGCACTGCTGAGCAAATTCAACAAACTGCACACTCATATAGGTTTGCTGTCACGCCGCTTCAATGAGGCAACGGAAGACGGCGAGATCGACAAGCGCGAACGTGCTGACCTGGCTGCCATTGGTGATGAGATTCATCGGCATACCCAGGAGCTGCTGGCGCTGACCTTCCGCATCTACTGTCGCGGCGAAGAAGAGAAGGTGGCAGCGTGAGCGAACCAATTGTATCCATCGCCGGCATCATCCAGCACGCGCATGAAGCGGCGGAGCAGGGCAGACCGGCAAGCGTCTGTCGGTATCCATTCCATTCAGAAGCGGCGGAGCGCTGGCATGTAGCGTATCACGCGCGCCAGAAGGAGCTAAGTGAAATGGCCGTCGCATGATTCCTGTGTCTGTAGGTGATCCACGGCATGCGGCAGATCGCTATGCCGAACGTACGGCGAAGATGGTTATTTTCAATCATACCCAGCGAGTCTGTAAAGGGGCATGCCGCAAGAGAAAGAGTATCGGGCAGTTCGCGCGCGGGGACGATTTGTGCAGGATGTGCAGGTTGCGCGCATGACTATCCGCCACGTTGTATCCGTTTCCGGTGGCAAAGACAGTGCTGCAACGCTATTGATTGCGTTGGAGCGGTTCAGTCGTGAAAGCATTGTGCCGATTTTCTGTGATACCGGCAATGAGCATCAAGCCGTCTATGAATACCTGGATTACCTGGAGCTGGCGCTCGATATTAAGATCACGCGCCTAAAGGCGAATTTTGATGCCGAGATCGCCAGTAAGCGCACGTTCATCGCGCGCGACCGGCGCACGCGGCGTGAGTACGACACGGTGCCAGTATTCGAAGCCGATGGGAAAACACCTGTACTGAAGCGCGATGGGCGCGGCCAGGTCGTGCTTAACAAGAAAGGCGAGCCGGTCCAGAAAGAGCGAAAGATTGGCGGCGGCCGCTCGGTACGCTGGACCAACAAGGCCAAGCGTCGTGCATTGGCCGCATTACATCCTTCTGGCAATCCGTTCCTCGACCTTTGCATGTGGAAGGGGCGTTTTCCGTCCCGAAAGGCACAATTTTGTACTGAGCAGCTGAAGCGCGACATTGCCGTGTCGTTTCAGCTCGAACTGATCGCGCAAGGCTACACAGTGGTTTCCTGGCAAGGTGTACGTCGAGATGAGTCAGCGAAGCGTCGGGATGCATTGGAGTTTGAGGTTGTCGGTGGTGGCCTGTATATCTACCGACCTTTAGTGGAGTGGTCTGCTGCCGACGTTTTCGCTTATTGCACCGCGAGAAATCTCCAGCCCAACCCGTTATACCGCCAGGGCATGACTCGTGTTGGCTGTATGTATTGCATCAATGCCAGAAAAGAAGAGATTAGAGAGGTGGCCGTCCGCTTTCCGGAGCATCCGGCACGGCTCGCTAAGTGGGAAGAGATCGTTTCTCAATGCAGCAAACGAGGATTTTCCACATTCTTCCACAAGGTAGATGATCTTAGCGGTTCGCCATCGTCGATTTACTCGCGCTGCAAAATGGAAACGGTCATCGAATGGTCGCGCACCACCCGCGGCGGCAAGCAGTTTTCCCTGCTGGAGCAACTGGATGTGCCGACCGCTTGTTCTTCCGCGTATGGGTTGTGCGAATGATGCGCCGCAGTCCAATGAAGTCATCGGCCAAGCCGATGCGTCGCACGGCCATGTCGCACGGCCTGACGGGCATGCTGTCTTCGTCTTCCTTTCAGCGATCCGCGAAGCAGAAGAAACCTATCAAGGCACGACATAAGCCGTTGACCAAGATCCGCGCATCCGCGCGCGACCAGGAATGCACGCTGCGCTTTCCTGGTGTTTGCAACTACCGTACCGACACGACGGTTCTTTGCCACTCCAATTTGTTGGAGGACGGCAAGGGCTACGGCATCAAAGCGCCGGACGAGAAGGGCGCCTACGGATGCTGCCGCTGTCATGACGTCCTTGACGGCCGCGCAAAGCGTCCCGTTGGCATGAGCTACGAGGTGATGATCGATTTATTTTATAACGGCGTCGCGCGGACAAATGCGATTTTGCGCCGCCTGGGACTGATGGAGGTAATTTAGTGAGTGTTCGTATTATGTCGATGGTGTTTGAGCGCTATCAAAACGGTGGCGGTGAGATGCTTCTGGCTCTGGCACTGGCCGATCACGCCCATGATGACGGGACCAGTATTTATCCATCCATTGAGCAGTTGGCCTATAAAACGCGCCAGTCCGAACGTACCGTGCAATACCAGTTACGGGCGATGGAGAAGAGCGGATGGCTGATCCTGGTCAACTTTGGGAATGGTGGCCGTGGTGCCCGCCGCGAGTATCGCATTTCTACTGATTGGCTGAAGGGTGCAAATATTGCACCCTTATCCAAAATTCCCATAGGAGAGATTTCTGTAAAGGGTGCAGAAATTGCACCCCAAGAAAACAAGGGTGCAATTGACGGTCAAAAGGGTGCAATCCAAAGCGCAAAGGGTGCAACTGACGACGTAAAGGGTGCAAAGCTTTTGCACCCACATATAACCGTCATTAATCATCATGAACCATCAGAGAATCATCAGGACGCTCGCGGCAAGCGCTTGCCGAAAGACTGGACCTTATCGAAAGCTCTGGGGGATTGGGCGCTGGAAGAGCAACCCACCTGGACGCCGGAGCATGTCCGTCGTGTTGCGGACAAATTCCGAGACTACTGGGTCGCCGTTGCCGGCAAGGCCGCCAGGAAGACGGATTGGCCGGCGACCTGGCGCAACTGGTGCCGCAACGAGAAGCCGCTGGTAGTGGGCAAGCCTGCCGGCCAAGGGGCGTGGTGGGCAACCGATGATTCCGTGATGGCCAAAGGCGCTGAATATGGCCTCAAGCCGCTGGCAGGCGAATCGATGCCGGCCTTCAAGGGGCGCGTGCAAGCGACCATCGATAACGGCGGCCAGGTGCCGCCTCCACCGCCAAGCAGAATCACAGCAATCCGCCGAAAAGCCGATGACGCACGCGGCACTAAGCCGAATGGCCTGAATTTGAAAGCGTTGATTAAACCGAAAGGGCGTTTAGATGACTTGCATGGAACGTAACGGCATGAACTTGGGATCATCTCATTCCGCTGCGGTAGTGACTTTCGTTGTGGATGGCCAGCCAGTGGCCAAAGGGCGCCCGCGTTTTGCTCGGGTAGGGATGGGTGTCAGGACGTACACGCCTGCGAAGACTGCTTCCTACGAGCAGCAAGTGAGCTGGGCAGCAAAGGCGGCGATGCGCGGCACGGTGCCGATGTCGGGGCCGCTTGAGCTAAGCGTTTCTCTGTACATGCAGATTCCCGCTAGTTTTTCCAAGGCCAAGCGGGCGCAGGCCATTGCGGACACATTGCGGCCAACAACTAAGCCTGATCTGGATAACGTGGTGAAGGGGATCAAGGACGCCTGCAACAAGATTGTGTGGGGCGATGACTCGCAGGTAGTGCGCATCGTCGCCAGCAAGCATTATGCCGCGCGCCCGTTTGCGGCGGTTGACGTCAAGCCGGTGGAAGGGAGTCTGTAATGGCCGGCACTAAACGACCCCGCAAGGCATACAAGCCGAGAGGAGCATTCGTTCCGATGATGCGACGCACCCGCAACGATTTGGCGCTGGAGCTGAGGTTGTCCATCGAGCTGCTGATTGCCGAACCCAGCCCTGATGCGTACAACCAGTTATCCAAGATGCTGCTGACTATGGGGAATACTGGCGCCCGCGGCGAATCGTTGGCAAGAGCGAACAACATCATGCTGGCAATCTGTGACCGCTTCGATAGGGTTGGCAAGGTTGGCGTGTCGACGGATGAGGCAGCATCGCTGCGTAGTGCCGCCGGCGGGTTGGATGAAATGCTCAGTCACATTCCGATCAACGTATTTAGCGCTGCCGTTGCCGTAGTGAGTATTCAGTGCCAGGAGCTGGGCGTATGAACGAATTGCAAAATGAAGGTGGAGAGCACTATGGGATACATTAATGACATTGCGGCGTTTTCGGCGTCGGCGGACAGACGTGCTGGCGCTGGTGCCCAGGCCAGCGATAAAGGAGAAGAAATCTGCCGTCGCCTCATTCTGGCCAGGAAGCTCAACCACCTCGATCAGCGTGAAGCGGCGAAGACTTTAGGTTATAGCAATTCGTCGCAGCTTTCCAAGATTGAAGCCGGCCAGGCGAACGTATCGAGAGAGTTCATTGTGCGTGCTGCTATCGCCTATGGGGTGAGTGCTGATTACCTCCTTGGGCTGTCGAATGAACCTGAGCGGGATCCGCGCACAGCAGAGCAGGTGGCGGTGCTGCGGTCGGTGCAGGGGACTGTAGAGCAGAACGTCGCGGCGATGGTCACCGTCTTGCTCAAGAACGCCGGGGAGGTGGCGCCATTGCGTTCGCATCTCGAAAGCTTGACCCAGCGTATTGGCCAGCTGCAGGAGGCGTACGACAAGGTATGCCGCAAGAACGAGGCATTTCAGAACGATGTTCTGGCCGGCTCGATCCTGGAGAGTGCGGTGGACGCCGCCGGCGACGCCGCGTGTAAGGCAAAGCAGTTTGTAGAGCGCCGGTCGATGATTGCCGATTTCCGCGCGAAGGCGGCGACGGACGATGGCAGCTATCCATTATTTGTATGAATCGTGATTTGATCTGACTGGAATGTGCCGCTTGACCGGCAGCACCCGACCCCAAGCCGCCGGTCGAATTTCTCCAAAGCAGACATCCGTTGCACGGAAAACGAGGGTGGATATTAGTACGTAGAGTCGAATTTGTAATGCACTTATACTTTCCAACTGGCTTATTCAACCAGTAAGTTCTCTCCGGCGAGATTCAACCCGAGAAGAAAATCAATTTCCGCAGAATCTTCACATAGAACTTTAATTTTAATGTGTCGATTTCCAATAACTTCAATACCATCGACTGGTATCGTCATATCGATTCCAGCACTAAACGGCAAGCTCACGTTCGCACCGATCTGCACCGCGCCATTGATTACTTGACACTGCATTATAAGAAATAGGCCCGCCTCAGTATTCTCAGTGAAAATATTTTCTATATGTATTTCAGAGTGCATGAAGATTTTCTTTTTTATGGTTGAGTCAGCTTCTTAGAAATATAGACAAAATACCCGATCGTCTCCTTTTGGCCGGCTACAGCCGGTTGATTGGTTATTGGTGAGTTCTAGCCTTTGCGTTAAGCATGGCAACGATAGGATGCTGGTTAAAACCCGGAAATGCCCTTTCAGTTGGCACAAAAAGTATTTTTTTTCCGAAGGGTGTGGCCTGTCGAAAATATAACCAAACCACATCGGGCCTCATTCCGAGACTACCAGATGCTTTTTCGAGATTTGATAGCGGGACCCGAACTTCCTGCCGAAAATTTGATATCACCAAATTCGTGCCGTCGAGTGAGATTTTCTTTGCTCGACCGAAGAACCAGTAC